GATATACAAAAGCATTAGCTAGATCTATGTCGAACACTAAACAAGTGAAAGCGGCAAACGTTCTAAACAATGCATTCGACAACACTTACAAAGGTGGCGACGGAAAAGAACTATGTGCTACGGACCACCCGATATTAGCGGGATCTTTCAAAAACGAGTTGACTACTTCAGCCGACTTGAATGAAACTTCCTTGGAGCAAGCTTTAATAGACATTGCTGCAATGGTTGATGAAAGAGGTCTTAAAATTGCTGCTAAGGGGAATAAAATGATTATTCCTTCTGCGCTTCAATTTACTGCTGAAAGACTGATGAAGTCTGCAGGTAGAGTTGGAACAGCTGATAATGATATCAACGCTGTCAAATCAATGGGAATGGTTCCACAAGGTTATGTGGTTAACAATTTCTTAACTGATACTGACGCTTGGTTCATTAAAACAGATGTACCTAACGGAATGAAAATGTTCGTTAGAGCACCAATTAAGACAGCTATGGAAGGTGACTTCGTTACTGGAAACGTTAGATACAAAGCTAGAGAAAGATACAGCTTCGGCTGGTCTGACCCTAGAGGTATTTTCGGCTCACCAGGAGCGTAATCTTAATTAATTAATGTGGCGGGACATAGTTCCGCCACATTTACAGAATAAAAGGTGGAAATGGAAAAAGACTTCAAGGTAAGAATTATTGCATACGGCTATAAGACAGAATTTAATATTAGAGCCCAAGATAGTGTAGAAAGTATAGAACAATCTATAGTTGACAAGCTGGGAGAAAATAGTGTAAAGTGGGACGAATCAGGATTTTATGACAAAGGTCGTAAATGGATAACCTATGAGGAGGTTAATGATGGTACAAGACCTGTACAAACAAAAAAAGTCCTTGGAGTTGAGTTGGGAGCAGGAACACCTTAAAGAAGGTAGATATACTCTCAATATGGTCAGAATCGATAGCGCTATAAGAGACGTTATTGGTCAGATTAAGCTGGAAGAAGCTAAAATTGCAGATAGAGAAAACTCTATTAATAATTCAGCTCCAGAAGTGTCAATAGCCACTTAATAAAAAAAGCTATATATTCAGAAAGCATACTTTCAATACGGAACCTCTTGCGCTCTACTAAAAATAAGAGTATATTTAAAGCACTATACAATAAAAGAATACTGACGAGTATAGTCGACGGCCTAGAGACAGTATTCGCAAATAACTAGGAGGATAATAACATGGCAACAACACTATTTAGAGGACCAGTTCTGCAAGGTAAATTTAACGAAGCAGGTGTAACTGGATTCAATCTAGAAGAAAAATCAGCTGCGTACACAGTTGCAAACGGAGACAGTGGAAAAACATTTACGTCAAAATCTGGCGATGTAACTTTCACTTTACCAGCAATAACAGAAGGCAGAGTATTTACATTTGTAAATACTGGTGCTGACTCAACAAATCAAATTAACTTTGCATGTAATGGTGCAGAAGTTATTAGATATGCTGGAGCGAACAATGCTACTTTAGCAAACACTAAAGCAACTTCTAAAGTTGGTGATTTCATCACTATTGGAAGTTTAGAAGGTGGAACTAAATGGGCAGTTCTTAATGTACAAGGAATCTTCGCATAATTTTAATTGGAGCTCCTTCGGGAGCTCCATTATTAAGGAGCAATAATGGCAGGCGGAGGATCTTTTTCAAGTGATCAGGGGTTTACAACTCTAACGGCTGACGGAAATTTTAAAAGAATTACTGGAGGCACAACAGACATTGGACCTTGCAGAATTACATATATACAAGCTAATGGCAGTGCAGCAGACTGTACTGTAAAACTTTATGATGGAACTTCGGCAACAGGTAATCCAACATTTCAAGCTAAATTTGGAACAGAAGGATTAGATATGTTTATACCAGGAAGTGGTATAAGATTTATTACAGGAGTTTATTTAGATTTGGATACAACTGATTCAGTAACTATAGGATACACAGGATAATGAGACCAACAGATGTAAAATCAGTTCGAATGACGGGAACAGGAAGTGTCTTTGCAGGACCAACAAGACTAAGAGGAATAATTTTAGCTTCAGATGGTTCAGCAGGTTCAGTTCAATTACAAGACGGGGACTCTGTGACACAATTTCAAGCAGACGTACCGGCTGGGGATATTTTTAGTTTAAATATTCCACAAAACGGAATCTATTTTAAAGGTGGTATGACAGTATCAGCAATTTCAAATGCTACTGCTACTATTATTTTAGATAAGTAAGGAGTAAAATGCCTACGTCAGGAACTACAGCGTTCGATTTACCAATCGACGAAATAGTCGAAGAAGCATTCGAAAGAACAGGAATGCGTGGTAATAGAACAGGATATCAATTAAAAAGCGCTAGACGTTCTTTAAATATTCTTTTGACCGAATGGAATAATAGAGGAATTAATCTTTGGAAGATTAAATTGGCTACTGTTCCTTTAGTTGAAGGACAAGCACAATATACTTATGCTAATGATAACACTAATTTTCCAACAGATATTAGTGATGTATTAGAAGCATATGTTAGAAATAATACAACAGCGACAGCTCCGGTAGATACAACTTTATCAAAAATAGATAGGTCAGCATACGCAGCTTTAGCTAATAAACTTTCAAAAGGAACACCTTCTCAATATTGGGTAGACAAAACTAGATATGTAAGAAATGCTGCTGGAGCAGTAACTGCATCACCTAGTGTATATTTATATCAAACACCAAGCTCTTCTTTTTCAGGAGCAAATTATCATTTAAAGTTTTATTATGTTGCTAAAATAGAAGATGCAGGAGCATACACATTAAATGCTGATGTTATTCATGGCTTTATTCCACCTATGTGTTCAGGTTTAGCTTATTACTTAAGTTTAAAATATTCACCAGATACAGCTCAAGCAAATAAATTAATTTATGAAGATGAAATGGCTAGAGCAGTAGCAGCAGATGGTTCACGATCATCTACTTACATAACGCCACAAACATTCTATGGAGACGGAGTATAATGGGAACATGGTCAAAAGGCAGATGGTCAAAAGCAATTTCTGATAGATCAGGAATGCAATTTCCATATAATGAAATGGTAAAAGAATGGACAGGAGCTTTAGTTCATACTTCTGAATATGAACCTAAACAACCTCAACTACAACCACCTTATCATCATGCAGATCCTCAAGCTTTATTAAATCCAAGACCTGACAGAACAGAATTTAATACCGCAACTCAAATGCCACCAAATCCTTTTTCAACTGCGGGCACAACTACTATAACAGTATTTCAACCAGCTCATGGTTATTCAGCAAATGACATTGTAAGATTTAGTAATGTTAATGTTCCATCTATTGGTGGATTAGACAGAAATGTTTTTAATTTAGAAACTACTCTAAATGGAGCTCTTACTGCAAATGCAACAACTGTTCCTTTAGCAGATACTTCTGATTTTCCAACTTCTGGATATATTTTTATAAAAGAAATTCAACCTGACTCTAATCCAGATGCAGTTGATAATAGTTTATTATATTATTATGAAGTTATTAAATATACAGGAATAGCTGGAGGAGCTTTAACTGGTTTAACAAGAGGAACTTCTGCTCAATTTTTTGGAGTAAGCCCGGCAACAACTTCTGCTCAAGCTTTTAGTTCTGGAACTAAAGTTTATGGTGGAAGAGCAGTTACTCCTATAACTCAACAAAGATATAATCAAATGGGAGTATTAGAAAATTTTAGTGATAAATATACTTTTACAGTTCCAAACGCTGCAAGTTCAACTACTAGCGGTGGAGACTACCCTGTTTTTGCAGGACCTGTAAGTAATACAAGAACATTAACATAATGGCATATACTTTAACAAATTTACAAGATGATATTAAAAACTACACAGAAGTAGATAGTTCTGTTTTTTCAACTTCTGTATTAAATAAATTAATACAAAATGCAGAAAATAAAATATATAGATCTGTGGATTCCGACGCAGATAGATATTATGCAACATCTAATACAGTTAATGGTAATAGATATGTGACTATTCCATCAGATTTAAGAATTATTAGATATGTTCAAGTAAAAGATTCTACAGATGGTAATAAACAAAAATTTTTAGAACAAAGAGATACTAGTTTTATGGCAGAATATTATAATACGCCGGGAACAGCTGATGGAGTTCCTAAATATTATGCTAACTGGGACTCTAGTTATTGGGTAGTTGCTCCTACTCCAAATGGAACATATGAGATTACGATGGCTTATATTAAACAGCCTGTTAGCTTAACTGATTCTTCAGTGAGCGGTAGTGGAACGTATTTATCCAATAAATATCAGGATTTACTTTTATATGCGACTCTTGTAGAAGCATATGGGTACTTGAAAGGCCCAGCAGATATGGTACAATACTATACTCAGGCTTACAATCAAGCTTTAGAAACGTACGCGATTGAACAACAAGGTCGTAGACGCAGAGGCGAATATGAAGATGGCGTTATTCGAACTCCTCTCAAGTCAATTAATCCATCACAATAAATAGGAGATAAAATATGGCAAACATAGTACCTGACTCGTTTAAAACTGGACTGTTAAAAGGAACTTTTAATTTTGACACAGCTGGTAATGGTGGAAACGCTTTTAAACTTGCTTTGTACACTAGCATCTCTTCTTACAGCACAGCGTCAACTGTTTATTTAGCAGGCACAGGAAATGGTGAAGTTAGTTCTTCTGGAACAAGCTACACTGCCGGCGGTAATGCATTGACAAACAGTGGAGTATCAGTTTCATCAAATATCGCGTTTATAGATTTTTCTGATTTAACTTTCTCTTCTGTTACTTTAACTGCTGCAGGAGCTGCTATTTACAAAACTACTGGCGGTGGTAACGAATTAGTTATGGTGTTAGATTTTGGTGGAAATAAAACGGCAACGAATGGCGATTTTGTTATTCAGTTCCCTACTAATGATTCATCAAACGCAATTCTAAGAATTGGCGACGCGTAACAGTAAGGATAAATAGAGATGGCTTTTGTACTTAACGATAGAGTTAAACAGACTAGTACTACGACTGGTACAGGCACATTTAGTTTAACAGGAACTGAAACAGGTTTCGAAACTTTTGTAACTGGTATCGGAAACAGTAATAATACATTCTATGCAATAGCAAACGATGGTACTTCTGAATGGGAAGTCGGTATTGGAACAGTAACTGACGCAGCTACTGATACACTTTCAAGAGATACCGTAATCTCCTCTTCTAATTCAGATAGCTTAGTTGACTTTGCTGCAGGAACAAAAACTGTATTATGTACTTATCCTGCATCTAGAGCCCCTTCGGCTTCAATGACAGCTACATCTTACATTAACACGCACAATTCAACTATATCAGATACACAAACAATTGATTCTGGAGTTTTAGCAGGACCAGTAAGTGTATCAGGTACGGTAACAGTAACAGGAAATTTAGTAATTATATAAAATGAGTACAATAGAAGTAGATAAAATAAAACCACAATCAGGAACAGCATTACAAGTTGGTGAATCCGGCGATACAATGACTGTACCTTCAGGTGCAACTTTAACTACTACAAACGCAACAGTAAATTTACCAAACACTTCAGTTACAAATGATAACTTAGCTGGATCAATTGCAAATGCTAAACTTGCTAATTCAGCAATTACAATTAATGGAAGTGCTGTATCTTTAGGTGGTTCAGTTACTATTGGAGAAACTAAACCTACCATTTCATCAATTACTCCAACTGTAATTGAAAATACACAGACAGCGATAACAATATCAGGTACCAATTTTGTATCTGTTCCTATTGTTGAAGCTATTAATTCTACTGGAGTTATTACTTCTGCTGATTCAGTTTCTTTTACAAACGATACAACTCTTGTAGCTAATTTTACTTTAGCAACTGATGGAACATATTTCTTAAGAATTGAAAATAACGACGGTAATGCAGTAAGAAGCTCAACTGCTTTATTGACAGTTTCAGACGCTCCTGCTTGGACAACATCAGCAGGAAGTTTAGGTACTGTTGATGCTGGAGGAACAATAAATTTTACAGTTGCAGCAACGGATGCAACTTCATATGCAGTTCAATCAGGATCTTTACCGGGAGGGGCTTCCCTTAATAGTGGAACTGGTGTAATATCTGGAACGGAAACTGGTTCAACCCAAACAACCACGTATAGCTTTACTTTACGTGCAACAGATGCTCAGGCACAAACAGCAGACAGAGCATTTAGTATTACAGTCTCACATGGAATAGGAGCAGGAGTACAACTAAACTAGGATAAAATTATGGCAAGTAGCTCATTACAAAGAACAAATTCAGGTGCAAACAACAAAAAATGGACAGTATCACTTTGGGTTAAAATGAATAAATTTACAGGTGATGGTGGTATTTTTGATTTTTATACTGATACAAGTAATAGGTTTGTTGTTTATGCTAATCCACAATTTAAACAAAGAAATCTTGTTTCAGGAAGTTGGACAGGTGCAGATTTAGAAGCTAAATGGAGATTAAGAGACCCTTCATGTTGGTATAATATAGTTGTAAAAAGTGACACAGAACAAGCCACTAATTCAGATAGATTCGTTGCTTATGTTAATGGTGTAGCACTTACTGCTGATGATTATGATTCTTTAAATTACCCAGCCCAAGATTATACTTATAACGGCAACATTGCTTCAGCAACTTTAAGAATAGGAAGATATGATAATAATTATTCTGATATGAATTTTGCACATTTTCATTATTGTGATGGTTATGCTTATGACGCAACTTCATTTGGAGAATTTGATTCAACAACAGGGATTTGGAAACCGAAAGGAACCCCAAGCGTAAGCTATGGTACCAATGGAGTATTTTTAAAATTTGAAAATAATGCTGCTCTTGGAACAGATAGTTCTGGAAATGGTAATACATGGTCTACTGTTGGGACACCAACTAAAACAGCTGATACACCTTCAGAAAATTTTGCTACATTTTTGTCTCAAACAAGAGACAGAGCTGGAACTTTAACTCAAGATTATTTATCAAATGGAGGTACAACTGTTAGTAACACAGGTAGTTCTTCCGGGACTTATGTTTATCCAATAACTAATTTAGGAGTTACAAAAGGTAAATATTACTGGGAATGCAAACCTTATACGTCAAGTGAAACTGGTATGGCTTTTGGAATAGCATATACTAGTATATTAGATAATAACTCCGCCCAATTTTGGGATGATAGTGCTGCAAACGGTATTATGATTAATAGAAATAGTTCTAATGGATATTATGCAGTTCAAGCAAAAAGCGGTGGTGGTAATTGGACATCTACAGTTACAATGGCATCTTCTGATGTTGTTGGTTTAGCTTTAGATATGGACAATCAAGCTTTTTATGCTCATGTTAATGGAACTTATTTAAACTCAGGCGATCCTACTTCTGGAGCTTCTCAAACCGGAAGTCTTTTATCGGCTGGAACAATATCTAGTGGAACACAATATGTTAATAGTGGTGAACCAGTTCATGCTACAGGGTGTTGTGTAGAAAGTTCAAACAAAGCAACAATGCAATTTAATTTTGGAAACGGATTTTTTGCTACGACGGCTATAAGTAGCGCAGGTACAGGACCAACAGCATCTGGTGGAACTTTTGAATATGATTGTCCAGCAGGTTATCAAGCTTTATCAACAAAAGGAATGAATAGTTTTTAGGAGGAATTATGGCTTTTACAACGGTAAATAAATCAATCGACATGTTTAGTGCTAATCTCTACACAGGGAATAGCACATCACCAAGAGCTTTAACAGGATTTGGTCATCAACCAGATTTAATCTGGGTAAAACGTAGAAATGGTACTGGAAACCATTCTGTTAATGATAGTGTTCAAGGAGCAACGCAATGGATATATCCTAACTTAACTCAAGGAGCAGATACCTCAACACAAGGTATAACTTATGGAACAGATGGATTTACTTGGAATGGTGGTAATTATGACTTAAATGCAAGTGGAGAAACTTATGTATGTTGGTCTTGGAAAGCTGGAACAACTTCTGGATTATCTGGCGGAACAATAACTCCATCTTCTTACTCTATTAATACAACTAACGGGTTTGGAATTTATGAATATACTGGAACTGGAAGTAACGCTACTATTGCTCATGGTTTAGGTGTAGCTCCAAAAATGATTTGGATTAAAAAAACTAGCGGATCAGAAGACTGGAGAGTATATCACTCATCAGTAGGCGGTGCTACTAAATATATGACTTTAAATACTGATAGTGCTGTATCCACTGCAGCTACAG